ACGATGTAAAACTTCAATTGGTTTCTGGTTAATATAAATACTATCATCGTTAGCATCGCCAGGCATAGTGCTTAAATTGACTGCTTCAAAATGCTGACCACCTAACATTTCGGTTGGTTCTATACCACCAAAAAGACGATATGTTCCACCAGGTCTTGCTTCTTTGCTTTCACTTACTGGAAGAGCATCAGTATCATCGGCAAATTCACCTGTTTTAGTTGTATAACTATCACGAGAATATAATGCTGTATGTAAATATACAGGGCTGTTATATACTAAACTGGCTTCAGTTGCTTTTAATGCTGGGTTGGTAATTGGTTCTGGGAATACAAGACTATCATTTACACGTATATCAAAGGTTGAACTTTTTGGAGTTGCTAACATAGCGTATTTACCATATAATGGATTGTAAAATTCTGGTGTGCTTTTTTGCTGACCAGTATTTGTTAATGAAGAACGAGCAGGAGCATTAAAACACCAAAATACATTTTTTACTGAAAAACCACTTAAAGGAAGTTGATGAATTACTTCTGCTTCACGAAGGGCTGGAGGAGTAATAGCAACTTGGTCGCCCATACTTGCTACATTACTAATAACATCAGTATATTTTAGAGCCATACCTTTTGTAGCATCAGTTTGGCGGTCAATATCTTCCATACGCTCATTCGCATAATAAATTGTATCTACATACATAAGGCAACTTTCTTTTACTAAAGAACAAGTATGTTCTACTAAATTTGGTGGTGACGCACTATCGCTTTCAAAGCAACATAATGTTCCAACACCATTTGAAGCCACATCACCTGCTGTAGTCTGTTTGTTAAATTCTAATTCAACAACAACTTCTTCATTCATTAAGAACAGCGGTAATTCAATACTTTCCAAGATTGGGAAAATTTCACGTAAAAAAATTGAGAAACAAGGTGTAGTTTCCGCAGACGATGTAAGTTTCATATCGTTAGGAACAACAGTATCTTCTGGAACAAAAGTTGAGACTGCGACTTCACCACCTGTGGGCTGAAATTTACCAGCATCTACATTAGCATTTACTCCACCAACTGAAGTGCCGAGTTGGTTAGGAACTAAAGTATTATTTATTCCTTTCATAAATCTTACATAGTTGGCTCTGTAACTTGGGGTATTATAAGTGTGGGTCATTGACCGATAAAATGGTAAATCAGTTATTTCGCAGATGCGTTTAGCACCAACCCTTAAAGTTGCTTTACGGATTAACGAGTAAATCCCACTGCCTATGGGAAGGAAACCAACACCACCACCTGTAACTAACTGAAATTGAAGAACTGTATCACGTGAAAGAATACCTTTATTTTCAAATACAAACCGAGCGTTGTTATCATTTATGGTAATTGGTTCTAAAGTAGAACTTTCTACTCTCATAACTGCTGGGATATCATCGGTTTTTCCAAGAATTTGGTCACTGGGCTTTTCCATTTTTATATATTAATAATAAAATATTTTTTTATTAATATATTTTTTTATTTAATTTTTTATTCTACAACATTAACTCCAGTTGGTGAATATTCTGCTACATTTCTACATCTAACAAAAGTGAATAAACTATTAGCAGTTGTATCATTTAAACCAGATTGAATACGAATAGCATATTCTCTATCTTTAAAGTTCGCACCTTGCTTTTGGCTGTCCATTGGAACGCCTAAAACAAATGTGCTATCTGGGTCAAGAGCCATAGGATAAGGAAGCCCAAGTTCCTGTTTTGCTCCAGCAAATGCTTTTTGATTATTTATTCCTACATTACTCATAGGATTGAGAGAAGTATGCTGATTTTCATATAAAGTAACACTATTGAGGGCTGGTTCAGCAATCATAGATTGAGGATTACCATCAACGCCTTCGGCTTCACTATCTAAAACAAAATTATAGGGAAATAATTCACCTGCTCTCATATACTGAACAGTTCTAATTGGTTGAGGCTGATTGGCTGGTGCTTCAGGTTTTGCTAAACGGAAACTATCAACAGCACGATTTGTAGATTGAGAAGATGGAATAATAGTATGAGTAACTGAAATAGCATTACGGCAACCAAATCTTAAGTTTGTAGTTTGGTCGCTGGAGAGAAGTGTGGAGTGTAATGACTGGATTGTATTGAAGCCTAAAAGACCTGTAGATGGAAGTCTATTAAATAATTCAGGTCCAGGTTTTACTAAATCAAATGTTAAGAAAACATTTTTTAATTCATAAAGATAATCATTATCACTTAAAACTAAAGTTTTTGCTCCAGCGTGGTCATATACAGCAAATGGCTGACTGACTGCCGCATTTTGTGCTAAAAGTAAATTCAATTGAATGCCGTGAAAGCCTTTGGAACTGATGTTCAAAGGCATATCGCCTAACATTCCTGCTTCAATTGGTATGGAAAAATTTGTTTCTACATTAGCGACACGGCAAGTAGTAATAGATTTAGAACCTAAAAATGCGTCATCTAAATTTAATCCATTATTATAATCAAATGAATTATTCATAAATGGTTTTGAAGATGCTAAATATCTGTTGTAATTTCTAATTGTTTCTAAATTACGACCATTTAATGTTTGAATGGTTACTTCTTCTATACAACTGGCTACACCAATTCTATTATTAACAGTTGAACCATTTACGGCTGATTTTACAACTGAAGGATTATTTGTTACTTTTGTTCCAGTGCTATCTTTTAAGACAAAAGTTCCATTAAGTTTTAAAGTTTTTGGTAAAAGGAAGGCATCTTGTCTTGCTATTACGAAATTGATTTGGGGAAAGGTTGTAGCACTAAATGTATTACCAGAAGGCTGGTTGTTTGGGTGAATGCTTACTCTTCTACGTTGGGCATTTAATGGGACACTCATTTTTATATATTAATAATAAAATATTTTTTTATTAATATATTTTTTAATTTATTTAATTGGCTATTTGAATACCGCCACTTGTGACTAAAATTGAGCGGATATGATGAATAAAATGAACTACAAGTTTTGGAAAGGTTTGCTGGGTATCATATTCTGCCTTAAGGGTTAAATCACCAGCCTCCATAAGATTATAATACATATCATTTCTTGCGAACTGGCGACCAACTGCGAAATTCATTAAAACACCATTAAGAGAAGACAATTCCATATCAAAACCTTCAACAGATTTAATTAATTCATTAATATGCTGTGTTTGAATTAGTGGGTCATTAAGATTTGCTTTTTCTACTAAAACTTTACGCTGTGGCTGTAATCCATCACGACCAATATCATACTGGTAATTTGAAATATTATCAGGTCTTCCTCGTAGCGATTGAGCAGATACTGAAAGTTGTTCATTTTGGTTAAGTGGAACACTTAAGACGGCTAATGCTTTGGTTATATTTGGAATACTAATTAACATACTCGTCGGTCCTTGAATAGCAGTTAAATTGACTAATCTTGTTTGTGTAGTTGCTAAATCTAAACGATAGCCACTTGATGAGTTTGCCGCTTTTAAATCAGCCGAAACTACATTTTCGTCCATATCTACTCTTTTAATATTGTATTGAAGATTTTTGATGGTGAAATTTACTTTACTATCTGCCGCATCATCTAATACTTTTTTAACTGGGTCCACTGTTCTATTTGGAATTGGAATAGTGCGTGTATAACTATTTATTCTGTCTGCTTCTTCAACAAATACAGCAAAACCATTTAAGCCGTGACTATACATATAATTTTGTGTAAGAATTGGGTCAGTTCCGCCAGTAAGTGTTGATGCTTCTGTTTCATTCGCAACAGCACCGCCACCAGGTCCTAAAACAAGATTTTGAAGAGGAACAAAGAAAACTCTTGCTCCTTTATCTTTATTATCAGTTGTATCAGGTAGTTTTGATATTCTTGTTATAACACCAAGTGCTTTTTTAGATGCCGCACTTTCTGCTAAATCTGTAATGAAAAGTCTATCACCTACACTAAAGGGCATAGTAACATTTGGGAAGCAAGTTGTATTGGGATAACCAATACCATTACTTCCAACTTGATTTAAAACTTGGAATGGCTTACGAGCAGAGCCGTCGCCAAAATAAGTAATATTCGCTGGTGTTCCAGGACTTGTGGTAGCAGTGAAAGTATCAAGAACATTTGTTGAACCTAAATCAATAAAATATTCATCATTAGCACTGGTAATACGAAGACCACCCATAGGTTGCTGACCAGCCTTGACTGTTATGGTCGCCGCCGCTGGACCACCGCCGTGAGTTGGAGTGCCTAAAACAACATTATCACCTGCTACTGGTGGAGTATGACCACCGCTTGTAGCATACCAAACGGCTTCTTGAACCCCTCCTGCTCCATCAGCAGAAGTTACTTCTACAAAACCGATTTCAGTTCCACCAACTGATGCGGTATAGATAAATCCATTACGATAACCAGCACCACCAACAGTAATTGTAAATGGATTGACTTCCGCATCACCGTGAGCCGCCGCCTGTTTGGAAGTAACCATTAAGTTCATCTGTTTGGGCATTACACCATTTGATGAGCCTACGCCTAAAGAGCCAGTTGTAAATTCTAAAGCACGACGATAATCTTCCATCTGTATTTCTGTGCGTAATCCATTGAAAACAGCACAAGGAATAAATTTATCACTATCATAAAAATCAGTTTTTATTGTTCCACTAAACTGAACAGATTTGGCTACATCTGGACTGACGACTGTTCCACCAGCATAAGTTGTATTGTTTGGTTTCCAATATAAATTATTATCAATAGATTTATTAGGCTGAACACCTTCAAATTCCGCTCTGTAGTTATCAACAGATGTTGTTTTGCTGTATTGATATTTCTGGGCTACTAAAGTATTGTATTGGATAACTTCTTCTAAAAGATGAGAATTTGTAACATCGTATGTTCTAACAACATTGAAGAGAGAATGTAATCCAGCATCACGAGATGGGATTGGATTACCACGACCTTCCATAGTAATGCTAAAAGAGAAATTAGACTGGCTGGGTAAAAAGTATCCTACATAATTTGGAATTAAAAATCTAACATTTCTATTTTGATTTTCACGAGTTATATCTTTTTGATTTTCTGGCTTTATAACCAAAGTCTCACTAACAATGGGGGCTTGAGTTGGAGTATCAGTAAGGTCCATTTTTATATATTAATAATAAAATATTTTTTTATTAATATATTTTTTTATTTATTTATTTTGGATTTTGAATTTCAATTTGCGATGGTTCTAAATTTACCACATTTCTCTCACACTCAATACAACCTAACTTAATTTTATTACATCTACTTTTCAAAAAATAAGTAAGGACTACTCCAGCACAAGCAGATAATGCTCCAATTAATGTTATTAAAAAAGTAGAATTTTTTTCCAAAAAATCAGGTTGTGGTCCGCAAGTAAGCAGTGGGTCTAAACATTCTAATGGACATAATATTAATTCTGGATTAGTTGAAGCAGTATTCATATTATTATATTACATTTTTTTTTCGTCTTCTAATTTTTCATCTAAATTTTTTAATCTAAATATAAGTTCAGTTGGGTGTCTTAATCCTTCTAATATTTTACCTGTTGAAACTTCACGAAGACGGAATGATAAATTATATAAAAATTGTTCAGTTGGTAAATCACATACTACTGGTTGTGAATATGGAGCATTATATCTAAAATCAATAACTGGTTTTGTTGATGCTGTTACTTCTTCAAGTGATGGAATTACTCCAACAATTGGTAATCTTGAACCAATACCAACTTGTGTGCTACGAACATCAAAATCTTTTGATATATAACCATCAATTGGAATATTATTAATTTCTACAGCAACAGTTGGAATATCTACATTAACTTCTGTTGCTATTGCTCCTACAAAATTCTTTGGTGAAGTAAATTCTTCTTTTGCTGAATAAGCAGAATGTAATCCTAAAATACCCCCTAAAGTTGCTCTTATTGGAGGAACTTCTTCTGTTCTAATTTCTCCATCATTTAGTGGATAGGGAGAACTATTTGCTACTTCAGTAAATCCTGTTTGTTTTGTTTTCAATACAATTTGTGGTTTATGGTTATTTCCTAAAGTTGTTGGAAAAGGAGCAAAAACTGATGGTTGAGTTGCTCCAATTGTTTGGAAAATTAGATTTTTTTCATAATTACCTTTTAATCCGCTTACTAAATTATCACCTTGTATATAATTTAATCCTCTTTTATAAGAAGTAAATATACCTTTTATTTTTGTATCAGGATTAACAAGTAGAACATTATTTAAATCTTTTGGATATTGACTAATTGTAGGGTGTAGAGGAAAATGTCTTGGTTTTGTTGTAAATTCAAATTTTTTGAATGCTGGTCCAGATGGAACTTGTCCAGTAACTTTATCACCGCTTTTAAGTAATGTTACTTCTTCTTGAAAAGAAGCACCGCCATCAGTTGAGAAAGAACATTTAATTTCTTGTTGATATATTTCTTTTTGTTCTATTGTAATTTTAATTCTTTGGTCTTCATCAGGTTCTACAAAATTAAGACCCCAGTTAGTTGGAGGAGAACCAGCACTATATGTTAGACTATTCCAAGTTCCAGGTCTTGCTTTCAATACTAATACATTAAATGCTCGGTTTCCACCAAGTGTTCTAAAAGCATCACCGATTTCATCTTCATTCCCAAAATCTGTTGTGGTAGGCTGGAATTGTCTTACTTCAAATTCCACGAATTTATCTGTGGTATTATTTCTTGATAATGGTAATAATTTTACAGAAACATCTTTAGAGAATTGAACTGGAAAAGGTGGATTACTACCAGCATTATCACCAATTCCTTCTTGTATCGCTTGGAAGATTTGGTCATTTACTATTCCTACTTCAGTAGGTAAATATTGATATTCTATTACTGTATCTTCACGAATTCCTAAATTACCAATTTGTGTTGCTTGGTCATTAATTTCAATTTTAGCACATAGAATACTTACAATATCTTCATCACTATCTGTTCCTTCTACTGTTTTAACAAATGTGCTTGGGTCATTTAAGAATAAATCACCTAAAGTTTTGTTTTCGCCCATATGTTCGCCACCATCTATTAAAGTTACCCTTTCAGGCTTTCCATCGCTATCAACACTATCAATTCTATAAAGCGGTGTTTTATAAACAGCAGGTTCGCCTAATGGAGAAAGTTTTCCTTGCTGACTTGAAGCAAATGCTCCTAAACCAAAAAATCTATTATTCATTCTACCAATAGAACCAGGAATGTATTCTATTTTAGTTTCACCTACTACTGATGTTGCTCCTTTTATTAAAATATTTGTCTCATCAATTACTTCATCATTTTTTACTTGTAATCCAAAAATTAAAGGATTTACTGATGGTCTAAATAAAAGTTTTTCTTTAGCACTTTCTTCAAATTTTAATGTTGATGATGAAACTTGTGCTGGAAATTCATTAACTTCAATTCTAAATCCTCTATTAGGTAATGGTTGAGTATCAGTTTCATCAAAAACCATAGTTGCTCCAAAAGTATTAATATATCTTTCTTGTCTTCTTACATCAAAATTTTCAGCAGGGTCTATACCCATTGGAGGAAAGTTAAGAGTAAATTTACTACGAGTATATGGCGGTCCTCTTCGGTCAGCATTTCTATTACCTGCTGGTGTTATTAAAATACCATTCTTTTGCTTATGATGTGAAAGTTCAAAATTTTCTTTTACATTTCTAAACATTCCATTTTCCATATTTGCTATAAAACTTTCTTTGAAAACTGATGGGTCATAAGGTGTTCCTTCAGTATCGTCTTCTAAAGTAAGATACATATCTTCATCAGTTTGTAAAGGAGCATATATTCCACTTGTTTGAAGAACTTGAGTAGGGGCTATAATATATTCTGCTCGTCCTCCAGCCTCAAATAATCCAACTTCTCTAACTGCTACATTTGTTACATTTTCTGGATTTGGATTACCTGTATCAACTGCTCTATAAGAAGCATTAACTGCTGGTCCATAAAAATCAATATAATTCATAATGTCTGGAGCGACAGCGATACTTTCATTTCCTAATCCTTGTTCAAATATTGGTTCTAATGCGATATGTTGTTCAGCACCATCAAAATCATAGCGAGTAAGAAATCCTCTGCTTTCTAATCTTGCTTCACTAATTTCTTCTACAGTATCTAAACCAGGCGTAGGCACTACTGTAAAAGTAATAGTAAATTTATTACTTCCATCTACTGAAACACTCCAGCCACGCCAAGCATTACAAGGGGTAGCATCATTTAGAGCAGTTTGTATTTCAATCGCTAATTGACCAAGAGTATAAGTTCCAGGTTTGACTTCGGCTGTATAGGCTTCTCCAGCATCTATAGGTCCTAAACGAAATAATAAAAGATTATCTGGGGGTGATATAGTGATTTTATTATTTTTACGAATAACAGAACTTACGAGTTCTATTTCAAATTTCTTAACCTTAATTGGTTCATCTAATTGATTTTGAAATAATGAAGCAGTTAAATCGGTCGCTTCATTACTATCTTTTTGAGCAGAAGTAGCACAAAGAAACATTTTATTATATCTAAATATTTTATTTTTTATAAAATATATATTTATATTATAAAAATGAAGTTGTTAAAAATTTCAAAAAGTGATAAACCTGAAAAAAAATATGTTGCTATTTTTGAAAAGGAAGATGGTAAGCAGAAGAAAACTTACTTCGGTTCTGCTGGAATGGACGACTACACGATTACAAAAGATAAAGAACAGCGTAAAAGATATAGACAGCGACACAAGAAAGATTTATCTACTGGTGACCCTACTCGTGCTGGTTTTTTATCCTATTATATCTTGTGGGGCGATAGCACTTCTCTCAACGAAAATATAAAAGATTATAAAAAAAAATTTAATCTTTAATATTATTATAAAATGATTAAAGCACCTGCTGAAAAAAAGAAGGAGGTTTTTGAAAAAAAACCAAAAGCAACTAAAGTCAATGTTAAACCAAAACAAGGAGAAAAAGATGAGGAACAATTATATGATAATTTAAAAATAAAAGAAGGTGGATTGAGGGCTTCTCTCAAAGTTGATAAAGATTATAAATTTACAAAATCAAAATTAACACCATTAGTTAAAAAAGAAGTTGGTTCAACATTTAAATTTGAAGGTAGAAATATTAAGATGACTGAAAAGATAAAAAAACAAATCCGTTTAGCCATAAATATGATGAAATAAATTGAGTGTAATGAACCATTTTTTTTGAAATAAAAAAAATTTGTTCCCCTTCAATTTTTCATTACACATATCATTAATGGTTTAATATATCCTATTTTTGTTTCATCATCACAAGAGCCATCATCATTTAAAAATCTAAATCCTTTGTTTGGCTTTCGTAAAAATCTAATTTCCACATTTTCTTTTTTATAAAAAAAATCGTGAAAATATTTGGTATGGGTAGATGCTGGTAAAAGAAATACAAATGTTCCTTTACTATTATATGCTTTTTCTACAAACTTTCCAATCTTACCATCAAACAAAGGGTGAATATAAGCCACTTCATTATTCCAATCTTTTGTTAGAGCATCATCTTCAATAGTGTAATATCTTGGTAATAAATGATTTTCATCACTCGCACAAACATCTATAGTGAAATCAAATTCTTTTTTTAAATCACTCCATATATCTACAGGTGTTCTTAAATATTTCATTGATTTACTACAAGAAAACGATAGTGTATTTTTATTTATATTCTTTTTCATTATATATTAGAATATAAATAAAATTGATTTAAATAACTAATTTTTTTTTGTATTAAAAAAATTTGTTCCCCTTCAATCTGTTTCCATATCTAATACTTGCTTGGTTACATCTAAAAGTTTCTCCCAATTAGTTATTTTACTATTTTTTTTATTTATCTTAACATTTATGGTAATAGTAAATTCTTCTTCTTTTTCTTTTTCGTATTCTACTTGTAAAAGTTGGGGTTTGTCTGGCTCTTCCTTAATATGAACTTTTCTCGCTTCTTTTACTACACTTTCCATTTTATATATAATTATATATATTTTTTTTATATAATTATACATATTTGTGTAAAAGGAATGTAATGATTGTATGAATGATGTTATGTATTTTTATTTTTGGGCTAAATACCTTATATATAATATATATATATACATATATATACTTTTCTTTTCTCTTTTTATATTTTTCATTACATTCATTACATTAATAACATAAATAATAATAATAATAAATCT